GTGCAACATATGGTGTTAGATTGTGGGAAGCATATCCAGTTTCAGTAGGTGATGTATCGTATGCTGCCGGTTCAAATGAAGTACAGACATTTACGGTACAATTTAAATATAGATACTGGTTAAACTTTGCAATAGACCAACAAAACAAATTTCAGATTGGTCAATCGCAATTTAATAATCCTATCGTTAAAGAAGGCGATAGTGGATTTTTAAGTAAATTACCACCTGAATTGAGAAGAGCAGGTGAAGGTGTACTGAATAACTTGAAGAGGTCGTTTCCAATCGGTAAGATTACTGGTGGAAGAGTTATGCCTCCGTTTAAATTCGGACCCCTAAATATATAATAGTAAATAATAAGGAGATGATAACAATATGGCTTTACCAAAAATTGAAGTCCCAACATATAAGTTAACTCTACCAAGTGAAGACACGGTAGTAGAGTTTAGACCATTTCTGGTCAAAGAAGAGAAGATATTAATGCTAGCGATGGAAGAGAAGAATGACGCTCAAATGAAAGCCGCCGTTAGAGATTTAATTAACTCTTGTACTTTCGGAAAATTAGAAGTAACCAAACTACCACTATTTGACATAGAATATTTGTTTTTAAATATTCGTGCAAAGTCAGTAGGTGAGATTGCGTCTTTTAAAGTTTTCTGTCCAGAAGATAAGGTTACACTTATACCTGTTGATGTAGACTTAACAAAGGTTGAGGTACAGGTTGATGACGAACACACAAATAAGATAGTATTAGACGAAGAAAGAAATCTTGGTATTAGTATGAACTATCCTAACATTGACACTATTCCATTGGGCGTAGATGAAGATATGAATACAGAAGCAATTTTTAAAACAATTGTTGAATGTATTGACTACATCTATGAGGGGGAACAAGTGCATAAAGCGAAAGATAGTACAAAGGCTGAACTAATTGATTTTTTCAATAATTTAAATACCAATCAATTTAAACTAATCAGAAAATTCTTTGACACAATGCCGAAGTTAAGGCACGAAGTCAAGGTTATAAATCCTAAAACAAAGAAAGAGAGTGTGGTTACACTCCAAGGACTATCTGATTTTTTCGTATCTGCCTCTCCCACAACAACCTAGAGGCGTACTTTGAGACTAACTTTGCATTAATGCAACATCATAAGTATAGTCTAACAGAATTGGATTCTCTATTTCCTTGGGAAAAAGAGGTTTATGTTTCTTTACTGGTTAAACACATTAAAGAAGAAAAAGAAAAAGCAAGAAGAGATAATATGGGCAAACCTGGTACTAAATAATAGCAGGTGAGTTATAACAAAAGGATTTATGAGCAAAGATGAATTAAGAGTATCAGATAATACTGCTATCAGTATGCCTATGAGGAACTTGTTAGCTATAATAGCAGCAGTTTCAGTTGGTGTTTGGGCATACTTTGGAGTATTAGAAAGATTAAATCGTATAGAAACTAACGAAGAGTTATTAAGAAAAGACCTTGAAGGAAGTACATTACGAATAGAGACAGAATTAAATAAGAATAGTGAGTTTAGAATTAAGTGGCCAAGAGGTGAATTAGGTTCACCACCTGCTGATTCCGAACAATATATGCTTATTGAACACATTGCTGGACAATTAGATGAACTAGATGAGAGAATGAATAAAATGTTGAACAATGGTGTTAATATAACAAGACTACAAGAGGATGTAAAAATCCTTAGAGAAGATGTAGAAAAATTAAAAGATAGTAATAGAAGTATTATCTATCAAAATGGAAACGGTAAGAAGGAATAATGAAAAACATTTTAGCAATAATATTTGTTGTCTTACTTGTACCTAGTGTGTATGCAGCCAAGTTATATACTGGCGGTGAGAAATACGAACAAGATAAAGTTGTTGCGTTAACACTTACTCTAAACGGTAAGTTAATAGAATGGGTTTACAAAGAAAATATAGGTCAATGCTTAAAATCTAAAAGAGTAGCGGCTAGAGAAGTAGGTGGCGAAAGAGTTATATTTGAATGTAGACTAGTAAAAGCATTATTACAAGAAGATAAACAAGCAAAATACGGAATAAGATTACTTAAAATTTTAGACTAAAGGATTTATGAACAAACTATTAACAATAGCATTTTTATTTTTGATGATGTACGCCCCAGCATATGCTGATTGCACAGGTTGTGGTGATGACGGACACCAAGTTTGTCCTATTGAAAAGAAACATACACATATTACGGTGATGACAGAAGAACATAAAACTTCATCATCAACTCCTGAAGAAGGTGTCGTATTCGCAGTATGTATTTTTGAAATAGATGAAGCTACAGGTGAAAGAAAACTAATTGACCACAGAGCAAGTGATAATTTAATGGACTGCTTGAAGAATAAAAGACAAGCAGAAAAAGATTATAGAGAGAAAAAAGACAAATCAGGTGGTGTATTTAATATGACTTGCGATAAAGTTAACGCAAAAGTAGAAGTACAAACAGACGGCTCTTGGAAGATATTAGAGATTACAGGCAGACACGAACAAGCATATATTAGAAAAAAAGTTTACGAATAATCGTAGGAGTTAAAAATGGCTGAAGAGATAAAAAAAGAAGTTAAGGTTGCAGAACCTAAACAGAAAATACAAGTTGATTTAGAAGTAGATACTTCAATCAAAGACCTAGGTATTAATCCATATGCAAAGATAATTCATATGGCAAGAGCAGTTGACGCTTGGAGAATATTTCCAAGATTGTTTTTGACCGTTTATATTGTTTTATTATACAAATGTGTAATTTGGTATATGGACTTACAGGCACCTACTATGGAACAAAGTGGGTTAATCAGTATCGTTGTTGGTGCTGGTGCAGCTTGGTTTGGTCTATATACTGGTTCAAGTAAAAATAAGAAATAGGAAATAAGAAATGGCTGCCACTACACTTTCAAACGCTACACAAGACGAACTACTTTCCATATTCAAAGTAATATCAAAGAAGTCTATCCAATCAGTTGATGGACTAGTTAAGTCAACTCAGCCTAAATTAAACAAACTTGTTGCAGAAACTATTGACGCATTTAGAGATACACCTAGAAGTGTAAATGATGTGATGAATAAACTTGTTAATAGAATGGGTGAATTAAACTATTCTGTTGAAGACTTGACAAGAGGTATGGAAAAGGCAGACATATCAGAAGATATGAAATCTCTACAAGACGCATTGCGTAATAGAGAACAGATGATTGTTGTTGCAGAAAAAGAAGCAAGTGAATTAAGAAAACAAGGTGTAGCAGTACAAGTAAAGATGACCGAAGATGGTGCAAAGGCAGTTGTACTATCAACAAAACAATTGCAGATGGAACAAGAAAAACTTGTACAATCTGAAAAGAGAATAGTATCAAACGAACAAGAACTATTAAAGAAAACAAAGAATTTACACAAACTAGATGAAACTAGTAGACAAAAAGAAGAAACGCTTATCAAAGAGAAGTCAGTACTACTAACAAAAGAACGAGAAGATTTAGACGCAAAAAGAGAAGCACTTGGTGGCGATACTTCTGATAACTTTGGTGGTCAAGGTGGTGATATGATAGACCCACGAGGTATGTTTGCTGGTATATCTGATACCTTTATGGGTATCAAAGATAGTATTACAGGACCATTTGTAGAACTTGGCGATATGGCAAAAAGAATGGGTACTTCATTTATGAACTTCGGTAAAGCAATGAAGACACCAATCAAATCATTAAAACTATTTGGTGCAAGTCTTATGATTTCAGTTGTACCTATGTTGTTATGGGCACTTGGTATATTAGCATTGATTGCTGTAATTGCAATTGCAATATTTAAATTTCACGCAATCAAAGACGCTATCATAGACGCATATAACTATCTAGGAGATGTCTTTAGAAAGTTTGGTGAATACTTAATGGAGAAATGGAATGCGTTTGTAGGTTATATAGGTGGACTAAAAGATTCATTAATGGAGAAGTGGGATAACTTTACACAAGGTATATCTGATATGGTTGATTATGTAAGTACTCTAGGAAGTAGAATATGGGATAGTATTAAAAGTGCATTTGGTAGTATCGGTGATTATATATCAGACATATTTAAAAGAATCTATAATGGTTTCGTAGATAAGTTTGGTAAGTATATAGGTATGGAAAAAGTTGCATTGTCAAGTGATAAGGCAACAATGACAGAACCTAAAAGTATAGAAGGTGAAGCACAAAAAGCAGAAATACCTGAAGAGAAAAAGAAATACTTTAGTGGCACAGATAAGGCAGACCAAACAGGTAATGCAAAAGCACTAAAAGAAGCAGGTGATACAAATACAGCAAACTCATCTAACAATGTTGGTATAACACAAGACAACAAACAAATTATAACCACAAACAATGCAGAATCACAATTTGTAGGTAGTGGTAATAGAAATCCAGACCCAGCGTCTAAATGGGAAAGACTAACAGCAACAACTTAAAATTTACCTAAATCGTCTTCTGTAAATATTTTAAACTCCCAACCTTGCATTTCGCAATAACGAACAGCGGCACCCCATTTAGCTCTATTTTTAATATATGCTAAACTCTCATTGATATATGCTCTAGTCTTACGAGCTCTAGGTTTAGGTTTCTTTGTGAAGGCCTTAGGTTTGATTTCAATTATATACTTACCTTTGTTGGTAACTATGAAGAAATCAGGAAAGTAATTATGTAATTTCTTGGTCACAGGATTACGATAACGAATAGCAATCTCTTCACTACCCCAATGTGTGATACCTTCATTACGGTCGCAGTAAACCATAAATCTTCTCTCCCAATTAGAACGATAGACGACTTTATCAGGATTACCTAGATATTTGTCTTTGTTTTGAGGTTTGTATCTACCTTTATAACTTGCTGTTGCCATTACTATTTCCTGTATAAATATTAGTATAATTCATAAGGATATTTATATATGGGATATACAAACAAAATAAGCTCTGTTATCAAAGGTCGTATTAATTCAGGAACAAATGCTGTAAAAGGTTTTGTTGATGGTCTTGCAGGCGATATAACATCACAAATAGACAACTTCAGCAATCAGTTTACTGGTGCAGAAAATACAGAAGCGACAAAAGCAAAAGCACGACAGATTTTAAACCAATCACCACTAGAGATAGGTTCAGGTGACGCAATGCAAGGTAGAGTCCGTTCCAGAATTAGTTGGGGGCAGATATATTATCCAGAAGAAACAGGTATGTTAGATGAAGGTCATTATGTTATATTTGATATTATTGAAAACAGAAAAACATCTTATGGTAGTAATATGAAGAGAATAATAGAAGTACCAGCAGATGATGACGCAGAAGCAAATCGTAATGCTTTTGCAACAGCAGATTCAGCACCTGCTCCAAAGACAACGACAACTAGAAAGGCAAGAGAAATGTCTTCTGGTATTGGTCAAGGTGGTTCACATACACATACAAGAATTAGTGATACGGTGTGTTTATATACACCTGCCGAAGCTGCAAAATTCTCATACAAAGCAAACTATGAAAACTTAGCAACTGGTCTTGCCGGTCTTATGGCGTCTAGTATGGAAGCAGGTAAAGATATGTCTTTCAAAGAAGCAATGATTGACGGTGGTGGTGCTATGATAGAAAGAGTATTAGGAGGTGCAGTAACCGAGATTGCAAGTGCATTGCCTGGTGTTGGTGATGTAAGAGGTGCAATAGACAAGTCAATGGGTAGAGCATTAAATCCATTTAACGAACAAGTGTTTAGAAGTGTACCATTTAGAGAGTTTAGTTTTCCATTTACATTTGCACCAAAGAACCAAAAAGAAATGTTAAATGTAGAAAAGATTATCAAGTTATTTAAATTTCATATGTTACCTGAATTTAGTAATAAAACTAAATCAGCATTTTTATCGCCATCTGAATTTCAAATAACTTATTACTATCGTGGTAAGTCAAACGATTATATACCACAGATTTCTCGTTGTGTAATGACAGGTATGGATGTAGACTATGCAACAGAAGGAACATTCCATACATTTAGAGAAGATGATAGAGGAGCTGCACCTATTACAACAACAATGACTTGTACATTTGCAGAAACAGAAATTATGACTAAAGAAACAATCGCTAAAGGATATTAATAGATGTATTTTTCAAGTTTTCCACTTATACTATATGATATGAAAGGTGACCAGAAATCAAAACTGGCAACTAACATAATCAAAAGAGTAAAGGTAAGAGAGAAAGTATTAGACGCAGCTATGCTGTATCAAAAATACTTTGTACAACCAGGTGAGAGACCAGAAGATGTAGCATTTAACCACTTTGGTAAATCAGAATATCACTGGATTATATTGTTGACAAATGGTATATCAGACGCATACTATGGTTGGCCTATGAACTATAATGAATTTGAAACCTTTATCAAAGACAAGTATACAAATTCAGAAGCAATACATCATTACGAAAAGAAACAAACAAGTGGACCTACAGATGTCCATATAGAATGTATGAGTACAGATGTAGGTGCTGTATCTGTATCAAATAGAGAGTACGAACAAAGAATACAAAACGATATAAGCGAAATTAAGTTGTTAGACCAAGGATATCTATCAACATTTTTAGATGAGTTTGATAAACTGATAGGTGAATAATGTACAGCAAATTAAAAACCGATGACTTGAAAAAGGCCGGTGACTATACACTATCTGAAATAGTAGTGCATAGTAGAAAGTCTTTTGATGGTTCAAGTAAAGCAAAGAAGACGGACATCACAAGTCTTGTCGCAGAAATTAATATTTACGAAGATATAAACGAGAAGAACTTATCTGGTCAGTTAGTTATATCTGATAGTACAGGTCTTCCTAATCATATGCCATTAACTGGCAATGAACTCTTATCATTTAAACTAGGTACACCAGGTTCAACTCGTTATTACGACTTTGAAAAACATCCTATGGTTATCTATAAGATAGGTAGTAAACAACCACATAATCCTAGGTCACAATTCTATGTACTATATTTCTGTAGTAAAGAACAAATTACAAATCAAACCTGTAAGGTAGAGAGACCATTTGCTGGTGCAATATCTGATATGATATCCTCTATTGCATTGTCTGAATTAGGAACAAGTAAAGACATTATAATAGAAGGAACAAAGAGTAGTCGTAAGTTAATTGTGCCAAGATTTAGACCATTTAAGGCAATAGAATTTTTATGTGCTCAAGCAGAATCTGCTACATTTAATAACACAGGATTTAAATGGTACGAGACAGCAGATGGATTTCATTGTCGTAGTTATGAAAATATGATGGCAGTTGGAATAGATAGTACAAGACCAAACAATGGTTACTTTAAACCTACAATGGCAGGTACAACAAGAAACAAAGGTGACCGTGATGTTACCCACGAAATGCAGACTATTTCTCATTATGAAGTCATAGAACAATTTAATCTTATGCAACTATTAGGTATGGGTGGTGTCGCAAGTAGAGTATTAAAGACAGACTTGTTTAATAAAACATTTTCAACTTCCGACTTTGATTACGAAGAAAATTATAGTAAATCTCACCATACTGAACACGATGGTAATGGCCAGAGACAAGGCGATAAGAAGATATTACCTGATTATCCATTTAGAGATAACAAACCATTAACAGCATTTGCAGACGGAACATTTTTTAACTCTTCTGAAACAAGTATGCAGTATGATGGATATGAATCCGTATCGCCAGAAAACGCAATGCAAAATAGAATAGCACAAGAAGTAGCATTAGAATCATTTAAGGTAAGAATAGAAGTACCTGGTTACACAGGATTATCAGTAGGAGAAATGATAGGACTAGAGATACCTAGATATGAAAGTATAAGTGTTGGTGATAAAGACCAAGACCAAGCATTAAGTGGCAGATACCTAGTAAGTAGTATTATTCATAAAGTAATGCCTGGTAGAAGTTACCACTCAATGACGGTTGAATGTATGAAAGATAGCGTGAAGACGCCATACTATAATGAAACAATTAAAGTAGAAGAAGGTAAGACTGAAAAAGGCAAAGTATTTGAACAAGAGAAATTAGATGAAGGTATCTTTGGGATATTATCGTAGTTTATTCATTTGACAACTACTAGAGAGAAACATAGAGAATCGCCCTCCGAAACGCCCCTCCAAGAGGTCTAAAGGGCATACATTAGGGGTTCTCAAAGCACTCTCCACTCTATACGCTGACAATCAGACCAGAACAAATGAGAACAGAATGAGAACAAAACACATAGAAAAAGAGATATGAAACAATTAAACAACCCTTTACGCAACACATTAGAAACCATACGCAACACCTACGAGGATGCTCTGTATAGAAGTCATTTACAAAGGTTTTTCAAAGGTACATACGCATTTGACGAACTCAATCATAAAGTCGGCGTACTAGAGAGAATGACCATACGCATAGCAATATATACAAAACTAATCAAAGATATGCCACTAGCGTGTCATTTGCGTAGGTTTAGAATAAATAGAAAGAATAATATAATCTAGTGTTATCTAAAAGGTACAAGTATCGGAAGAAATTATGAGCAAGTATATACATTTTACAGGAATAGTTGAAGACAGGCAAGACCCACACAAGGTTGGCCGTGTGCGAGTACGGTGTTTAGGTTACCATAGTGATAACATTTACACATTACCTACAGCAGACTTGCCGTGGGCACAATGCGCTTTACCTACGACTGCCGGAGGCATATCAGGCCTGGGTCAGTCGCCAACCTTTTTGGTAAAAGGAACTTGGGTACACGGATTCTTTAGAGATGGAGAGCAGGCGCAACAACCAGTTGTTCTTGGCGTACTCCCAGGAAGGCCTACCGAGTATTCTTCAAGGTATTACTCAAAGGCAGGCTATGATGGCTCGGGTATCTATCCTAAGTATATTAATGAAACAGATACAAATAGGCTAGCGTCTAGTATAACAGATAATCCGTCTCTTGTCAACTTAATTCGTACAGATACAGAAATAAAAGATGTGGCGACTGCTGACTTTAACAGCAGAACCAATGCGGACAATAGTGTAATGGCGGCGTCTGACGGAGATACTTGGTCACAACCGACTCTTGCATACGCTGCTCAGTATCCATATAATAAGGTAACTGAAACGGAAAGTGGACATATACAAGAGTTTGACGATACGCCGGCCGCTGAGCGAATACACTTTCGCCATAAGGTAGGTACATCACTAGAGTGGACAGCAGACGGTAATCAGATTAATATAATAAAAGGCCACTCATATAGAATGGCCGTTGGTTCAGATAAGACTTACATAGAAGGCAATAGTGATATAACAATAGACGGACGCCATAAGATATACATTAACAAGTCTGCTACATTAAACAACCACTATGATATACAAGTAGGTGCTAATGCAAGCCTTAATATACAAGTAGATACTGGCGATGTCAATGTAGTGACCAGAGTAGGTAAAGTCAATGTCAATGCAGGTGGTGATTACAACCTCAAAGTAGGTGGTAACTATACGCTAAGTGTAGATGGTTCGCATAGTGAAACAATCGCAGGTACTCGTACAGAAACGGTAACAGGCGATAACACAAAGACCGGCAAGACAATCAATCTAAACTAAAAGGCCTACCGACTTCTCAAAAACCTGTAGCTAAAAGGGCCTATTATATCCAGGTCTTGGCTCTTAATCTATAAATGCAATAGACTATACTAAATATATTTTATGATATTTAACCTATATAAGAAACGGCCGACTTCAGGAGGACGCTCATACAAAGAACTTATTAAGTCTGTATGGTGGTTGTTCTTTACATTTCAACTAGCAAAGGGTCTTCTGTGGATCCTAGTGATTTATCTAGGCTTTGACTTTGTGAATTTTTTTCGGAGTTTTTTTTCGGGATAGAGTCGTCTATCTTATTCACTCTTATAGATAGGTTCATTATATCGTTAGCGATTTCGTCTAACTTACTCATTACATCATCATTATTATAATACGCCATAGTGTTGTATTTCCTTTCATTGGTTATTATAAGTCTATTGTACTACATTGTCGGATACTTGTCAAGCACTTTCTTTTTACGCTAGCGTTTGACAATCTTATACATAAGTGTGTGAAAACTCCAGAGAATGCTATAGAGTCAGCGTGGCGACACATTTAAAAACATAGAGAACATTTAGAGAACACTCATAGACTAATCTTACCAGGGAGAGGGCGACTCTTTGTATCGGAGTTATAGGGGCGAATCTCTATGTTATCTCTTTGTTTAGTTTTATGTAAGTCTCTTGTATAAATATTAGTATTCGTTCAACCAACAATGGTCGGAAGTAAGGCAATCGCCTGAAGGAACGCACCTAACTTTAATCAAGGAGGGTGTTATGAATAGACATACTTATTTACTCTCCACTTATAGAAAGAAGAAAGACATAGAGCGAAAAGAAAAGGCTCTTGCGTCTTCTCGTATAGAAGTGGATATAAATGGTAAAGGTACTTCTGGTTACACTATCAACAATGGTGTTAACAAAGGCAAAGTACTTGGACATAAAGTAATAAAATCTACCGATAATTGGTAATAGTTTGGGGGAGTTAAATCTCCCCTAAATAATAATATGAGTAATTTAATAAACTTAACAGATAACGCAATAACACATTTACAATCTTTAGCAAAAGAACATAGCAAAAAATATGTTCGTTTAGAAGTTAAAGGTGGTGGTTGTGCTGGTTTTAAGTACGACTGGAAGTTTGAAGATGAAGCAGACAACAATG